CAATAGCAATTTTTTCGTTAGGAGTTGGCACCCCTATACCAAAATCAGCTAGGGCTAGTGTGCCTTGTTTGAACATTAAGAAAAATCCTGTGTTAGGACTGGCAGGTCCTGTGCCGTCATTTCTATACACAAATCCTAATTGATTGCCAGGTACCGGAGGTTCTTCATAGATATTTTCACTGTTCTTAAATGCGGTGGAAACTAATTCAAACAGCATGCCTCTAGCAGCCACAGTCTTGCTGAAAGAATAGATTGGCACATCTGTGCTAGTAGTTCTAAATCTATATTGTTCTGTAGGTATACCTTGTATGGTCGCTGAACCTTGGCTACGACCAAATTCTGTGTTGTCGGCCATTGCTGAATTTAAAACTAAAATAAATTGCTCAAGCCAATTGGTGTTTGTTGGATCATTCCAGCTGACTATCTGTTGTGCAAGATTACGTCCGTTACTGTCTACAATATCTTCTGTAGTAGTCACTGAAGTAAATTTTAACAGTCCTTTAGCAGCGACGTTTCTCTTGGCGTTATAACTCAGCATGCGAGCAATTCGCAACACGCTTTCTTTGGTCTCAGCTAGCTCAATAAAATTTTCTCTGCTGGCTAGATCAATACGAAATGCTAGACTCTGGCCTAAAAATGCTACAGCATCAATTAGTGCTAGATATTCGGATGACTCAATATAGTCGTTGAAATCTTCTGGATAATTTTCTCGAAGATACGTGATTATAACCCTACGCAGATTTTCAAAGTCATAGCTTTTGAAATCAGCGTTTCTAAATGTCTGATAGATTCTAGTCCAGTCTTGGTTTAGAATTAGATTATTTTGTCTACTTGTAGTGGTCATTTAAAGTCCCTATGCCAATATTTATATTATAAAATAAAGTGGTCATATTATGATATTATTAGTTTTATCGAAATCAAAAGACATGCGTTCATTGACATTGAAAGGAATGTACACTATGTCAGCCTGTATGCGAATTCCTTGGTCCGTGCTGTCTATAGTCACAGTGTTCACTGAGATTCTTGGATCGTAATTTATTATGGCTTCAACGTCTTTGGCGATAATCTGCTTGACATCTTCGGTAAAATTTTCAAACAACATATCCCAAATCACTGTACCAAAATCTGGATTTTCTAATTTCTCTCCTTTGCGGATATAGAAATGATTAATCAAATCCTGCTTGACTAGATCAATATCATAGAGTTTGTAATTTTTTGAACTCTGTTGACTACTAAATCCTTTGTACAAAAAAACTCCTAGATTTTTTTCTGTTGTAACAGCGGTATTATTAGCTACTGTTTTTTGATTATAAAGTTTATTTGCCATATTATGCGTCCCTATCTGTGTTATCAGGAGTTAGTTGCGCAGGGGCCAGGTGTTCATGCAAAGGCCAAGGTTCGTGCATAGGAATCCTTTTCATAAAACTCTTAACTATTCCTGATTGATATCTCTTGTCCCAGCCTGCAGTGGTGCTGGTTGCTACGTTATCTCTGAGATCATAAGGTCTTACAAAGTCTGCTGGCACAGCAGTCTCGGCATTGTTGGGTCCGTTGAGATTAATTTTTGTACCGTTCATCTTTAACTCTGATGCAGAACCTACACTAATATCACCAGTAGCTGACACCTTAAGTTCTGTGTTGGTAGCAATATCCATGTCATTGTTGGCTGATATCTTTAGTTTGGCTCCTACTAGGATATCACAGTTGGCTCCCACGGTGAGCTTGGCATCGTTATTGATCAAAAACTCCATATCGGTGGCAATTTCTGCATGCCATTTGCCTGATTCTGTTCTAAAATTCATGTTGCGGCCAGCTTCAAAATTGATGTCTCTGTCGGCACGTATGTTGAGATCAGTGCCAGTATGTATGCTAACACTGTCTTGTGCATAGATATCTATTTTACCATTGCTGGTCATTTCGATCCAAGCAGTGCCTCTAGCATTACCTATGTAGATTAGATCTTCTGAATTGTGCAAAAGTATCTGGTGACCAGTTCTAGTTCTCACTCTAAAATATTCATTGTAAGGAACTGTAGCTTCTCCCTGTGAAATTCTACGCTGAACTTCTGGATCTAAAAGGTCAACATATTTCACTGGACCTTCTGCGGCTGTTTTTTCTCTGTGATAACGATCATCGCCGTCGTCCATGACTAGCTGTGTGCCACCTAATCTGCTGATAGGTAGTGGTGCAGACTTGCTGTCTTTTTTTCCTATCACTGCTTTTTTAGCATTAGTTCTGCGATCGACTGGGCCGGGAGTTGAGATACCAAACACCATACCTGGTAGTTCTCTTCTGGGTGATGACGAACTTGTTCCACGAACATCATCTTCTAGTAACCCTTGCTCTAAAAATCTATCGGCAATAGGATGTACAACTCTAGGAATTTTTTCTGGATCTATTTCTTGCTTCTCACCGTTGATACGTTTGTTTATTTCTGCTACAGGTAATGGCAGTTTTGTATTACCGTACCTAGCTTTATCTTCTGCATCTAATGCATTTATTTTAGATCCTGCAATAGCCGGAACCATGTTATTAATATAACGGCCAGGAACACAGGCAAACCAATAGCCCTGTCCAGGATCGCCATCTACAAAAAGTACTAAAACGTTAACACCGACATCTGGAGGAACGAACCACATGCCGTAGCTCTTCTGTGTATCATTGAATCCTTCGATGGTAGAACTAGTACCATCATTCTTGCCCATGTACTCAAACCCTGTGTAACCAAAGAAAGGCGGAGCATATTTTACTATATGTAATTGACTGTCATCTCCGGGGTCATTACTTTGATCTTTAAGTAATGTCACTTCTAACGATCCCATGAAAGTTGGATCAAGATGACTGATCACCCTTGCAAGATATATGCCTTGAGTAAGACCTCCTGATTTTCCTTCTCCTTCAGCTGAGGGACGACCTAATTCTGCCATTTGTTATCCTTGTCCTAAATCTCTATAATATCTAAAACCTGTTCTAGTCGGTGCTTGGTTAGAAGTTGTTCTAGTTGCTACTGTGCTTTCTGTTGATGTCGAACTGTTGTTAGAAGCTAGTTGTGTAGTAGGGTTGCCATCATCTATGGGGCTAGTACTTGGAGCTTCTTGTTCTTTAATATCTATAGCCCCAGCATCGGTAGGAGTTACTGTGCCCGAACGGTCTTCATCAGTTACTTCTGGTCCTTGAGGCCCCGGCATCCTAATACATTTAAGTTTTTGTTTCCATTGTCCATCAGAAAAAGTGTTTTCACACATCACAACTCGGTATATGCCGCCGAACGGACTTTCTTTACCGGCCTGTGAAAAATCATACAATCCAGTGGTTTCATTAATGTCGGTCGGAGTTCGAAATGTTAGATAGATGTAAACATTACCACTTTCATAGTTCATAGTTCCGTCGTTGGTAATTTGGCTGTTAGGTGATGGGGCGTCTGAAAAATAATTAGCTATTCCACTGTCTACAAGCCAGTAAGGATCTCCTAGTATTTCAAGATTTACAGTAACCAAATCAGCACTGTTGCCACTGAGAAAGGCCTGTTGAAAAGTTTCTGCTATGTTCTGTTCTACTGTCTTATCAGAATTACCACCTTTGTATCCCTTTAACAGTTTAGGATCTCGTTTAGGTCTCGCTCTACCTAATTGTGCCGCCTGTGCAGCCGGTGCGTTACCCTGGCCAACTCCTGTAGTTGCATTAGTTCTTTCTGCAGGCTTTTGATCCTGATTAGCAGTTTTAGATCCGCTATTTTCTGATGAAGGATTGGCACCTGTGTAAAATAAATTATTAATTTCTATATCAAATCGGGTGACGTCAACATTTTGTCCAGTATAGATATATTGATACTCCTTAACCACTGATTTCATCAATTCATAATATCCCACAGGAGCAGAACTAGGATTAGCAAATATAGATTGATGTATAAAGTAGGGCACTACTCTATAAGTAATTTTTTTAGCATAATCTCCTATCAACGGGTCATATTCTAAAAGTTCTATCTGTGCATCTAGTTTAAACCATTTGATATAACCTTCTGGAGTAGGTTTTTCGTTAATGGCATTAAATGCATATTTAGAACTTAATACTATCTGATTAATAATAGAAGTCAGCGACTGCCCTTGACCAAATTGAAAAGCTCGTTGCTTGGGATCTATAGTCATTCCATCTCTTTTCACTAATCCCGTTTTTTCATCTATACTGTCTCCGGCCCGTTTAAAAATATTAGCACCGCCTCTCAATTGATCGAAGCCAAGGCTAGATCTTCCTATTTCATTAATCGGCAAGTTTGACACATCTGCTTCTACACTAACTCCAGAACCAAACAACTCGATGTCTCCCTCGTTTTCTTCTTCGACAGGATCTACTGTAGCTGAATTTCTCTTTTCTTTTTTTCCTGCAGAAGAATACCAAGTGCTGCTGGTTTGAGGGAATTGTATAACATATCTGTCAGGATAAACAATACGCTCTGTTTCTTTTAATTTTTGTTCGTTACGGTTTAATACCGCTGTCAACCCGTCTGGACTGGTCTGTAAAACTTCAGCTACTATACCTTGTCCTTTAATATCTCCGGCTATTTTTAAATCGTTATAGGTTGTATTAATAGCATCTGAAAATGCCTGATGATTGTACGGAATGCCTTCTACTTTATAATTAGAGCCCGCTTCAGTTACTGTAAATTTCATAGAAACCAACTTCATCACAAAGAATTTTGGTTTGATTGAACTTATAGGTACTCCGAGTTCGTCGAATCCTTTGATATCCATTCTTAGAACATACGGACAGTTGTCAAGGTAACTGAGATATCCAGCCTTTATTGCAGCATTCTGCATGCTCTGTAACAGCAGTCCCATAGACTGAGGCTCTATAATTTCAAAACTAAATTTTATGGCATTACTATTTCCAGTTTTTTCATTGGCTCCGATAACGCTGTTCATAACAAAATTATTAATAAAATATTCCGGAGCTCCGAATAAAGTATTCACACGTTGATCGTCAAATCTTCCACCGGAACTAAACACAACATTTTTTAGTTCACTGGTACTATTTCTATATGACGCTGGATCATTAAACTGCTGAGGAGTCAATGCGGCTAGCGTCCATAATATTGTACTGGTGGCAAACTCTTCCATAGGATTAGGAGTTAAAGATGGTAAATTTTTTGTCGCAGCTGAAGATAATTTTTTTGGATCAGCCGCTATACTGCTTTTGCCGTCCTGAATAGGATTAGTAGCTCTGGCAATCAAATTTTCTGTGGTGCGAAACACTGAATTTATATTAAAACCTGCAGCAGTATCAAACGGGATCACTGAAGTTCCGTCTGGTTTTTTAATGTCTAAAATTCTTCCTAGTTCTCTTAAAGCCATATCACACTCCTAGAAACTTTGATAGATTACTTTTCTTAGGCAGATATATGGCTGTGCCTGGTTTGAAATCATAGATGGGATCTTTTATCACTGACATATTTCTTTGCACAAACACCCACCATAATTTAGGATCCCCGTAAAGATCATAGGCTAATAAATCCGGTCTGTTACGATATTGATTTTCAATCACATATCTGACATCGTCTGCTTCAGAAGGTACTGGACGAATATCTAACAGTTCCAGATAAAAATTATTTTGTTGGGTGTTGGCCCACGGACTTGCTTTAGAATATTTTGCCATTAGATATATCCTACTCGACCTTTTTCTCCTGCAAGACTACCACGTGAATAATCTTGAAGACTGAATTTGCGCATTCTAGCTCTGGTATATACTGGCGATACTGTTACTGAAATTGTGCTGAGGACCGGTACCCATGTAGTAGATCCAAATTCCTCACATTTAACATAATTAACATCATCCTTGAGGTCTACTGAAAAACTTTTTATAATCACTGGTGTATTGTTAAACACACTGGCTCCATAACCTTTGAGGATACAAATAATCGGAGGATTACCTGCTAGTTCTCCTTGACCAAAAAACATTTTAGTTGCTGTTTTGAAAAAGGTAGTAGCAGCTATCCAATATGCCGCATCGCTGGCTGTTTCGCACGAAAACTCTCCAGAGATCTGTATGTCATCTACCATGCTGCCTTTATAGGCATAGTTGGTGTAATTATTGTGTGTTGTATTAATTGGTGTATACTCTGCCTTGGTAGCCACTGTGATACTAGGTAGATATGGCCATACCACTCCGCCTGTGAGTTTTAATCTTTCAAAGATAGGACTATCAAAAATATTCCATTGACAATCTATTCTTACACGCCAATCATTTTTCGAAGAAACATTTAATTTTATTGGTTCTCCGTTTTTACTAAACACATCTGCTCCCTTTGGAAGGTTGGCTCCTCTCTTTAAGCTAAGTATATTGTTAAGCATACCGGCTGCTGCACTAATTTGTCCTGCAGCTTTAAGCAGACCACCAGCAAGGCTGCCGCCTGTTAATTTGTTTATAGTACCGGAGATATCTGCCGCAATGTTACTAGTTGAACCTGCTGCTGATTGCAATGAACCTATTGCACCACTTAATTTACTTTTAGCAGCATCAGCAAATCCTCCAAGCCCTGTTTCAGCACCCGAGGCACCTAAAGATGCCTGCAGCTGGGAGATTCCTTGTTTTACATTACCGGTAAATCCGTTAAGGCCTGACCCTATCTCTCCAGATGCTTTAGAAATTTTATCGTCTAATTCGGCTTTGGCCTGCGCAAAATTTCCAGGTAACTGGGCCGCATCAGCTTCTTGTGTTCTTTGTATTCCGGCAGAAACTCCTGCTACTAGACTTGCGAAAGGATTTATCGGAGGACCACTGGAACTGTTGCCAAATCCAAATGATGCGGTCAATGATTCATTGAGCTTGCGGTTGTTAGCCACCTGTTGTGCAGTGATACCCTCGGGATCACCGCTGGCAGCATTGATTCTTGCGGCTTCTTCTGCAGGGGTTTCAGGATAGGTTTTTCTCGCCATTTTGAACAGATTTCCTTGTTATAGACTATTTATTATTAGAAAAATGTGCTATTATATTACTAACCACGGAGAATTATAATCAATGACAGTGCCCAAGATCAAGTACTTGACCAACAAAGACCTACTCAAAGAAATACACCTCAGCAAAAATACCTACTGCACCTATATCAAACCAGAATATGGATTCTATGATCTCATAGTGCCTAATCTAGCTAAAATCAATATAAGAACCATAGCAGAGGCCAAACGAAACTGCGCTACGAGACTCAGCAAACAGGCGCACGAAGCAGCAGTGATAGCTGGAGGTAAAAAACTGCCTGCTAAAGAATTTGAAGTAGATTACAAAAAAATGCGCAAGGAAGATCTCATATTCCGTGTGATGACCTTTGAACACATACCGTTGGCTCCGGGGCGCAAAAAGACCCTGAAGAACACTGCGGACAGTCATGACAAAGTTAATTTTCCTCCATTCCAACATTGGAAGTTCGATGACAAAGGCAACATCAGTTGTGTGGGCAAGAGCCACTGGAAAGGTGATCTCGAGCACGGTGAATTCTCTAAGGATCACGGTCAGATGACCAACGATCTAGCTCGCATGTTTATCAAGCTCTGTGAACGCTATGCTACTAGAGGCAATGTCAGAGGCTATACCTACAACGACGAAATGCGTGGGCAGGCCATCTTACAATTAACACAGATAGGACTACAGTTCGATGAATCCAAATCCGATAATCCTTTTGCTTATTATACCGCTGCTGTTACTAATTCATTCGTGCGAATCATCAACATTGAAAAACGCAACCAAAACATTCGAGACGACATTCTAGAAATGAACGGCATGAATCCTTCATGGACCAGACAGAACGCAGGCGGCAGTGTGCCCGGTCCTGCCATAGTCACTACCACTGTGGATAACACAGGTAGTGATTGGGATTGATCTTTCATCATAAAGGCGGTATAATAAGTCTATGAGTCTATTTAAAAAAGTCGCTTGTTTCACGGACATACACTTTGGTCTCAAGGGTGGTTCAAGAACACACAACACTGACTGCGAACAGTTTGTGGATTGGTTCTGCGATACTGCTAAGGCCAACGGCTGTGAAACTGCTATATTCCTCGGAGATTGGCATCATAATCGCAGCACCACTGATGTCAGTACCATGAACTATACTGTGAGCAATCTTGAAAGATTAAATGCTTCGTTTGAAAAAGTATTTTTTATACTAGGCAATCACGATCTGTTCTACAAAGACAAACGTGAAATCAACAGCATAGAATTCATGAGGCTGTTTCCTAATATCATTGCTATCAAAGATCCCTTGACCATGGAAGATGTGACCATACTGCCTTGGCTGGTAGGTGATGAATGGCGAGATGTTCCTAAGATCAAAAGCCGATACATTTTTGGTCATTTCGAACTGCCTAGTTTTTACATGAATGCCATGGTACAGATGCCAGATCACGGACAATTACAGCGCAGCCATTTCCAACATCAAGACTATGTATTTTCGGGTCACTTTCACAAACGCCAACAGAACAACAACATTGTTTACATAGGTAATGCATTTCCTCACAACTATGCAGATGCTGGTGATGACGAGCGTGGTATGATGATGCTAGAATGGGGTGGTAAACCTGAATACATATCTTGGCCGGATCAACCTATATATAGGACCTACAAGCTGAGTCAGATCATCGACACACCAGAAAAACTGCTGCGTCCTAAGATGCACTGCCGGGTGACCATTGATTTACCTATCACATTTGAAGAAGCCAACTTCATCAAAGAAAAGTTCATGCCTGAATATGATCTCAGAGAACTGATGCTGATACCCGAAAAAATAGAAGTAGATGCAAATTCTACTCCTATAGATATAAATTTTGAAAGTGTAGATACCATAGTGATGAATCAGATTAATGCCATTGACAGCGATACCTTTGACAAGAGCCTGCTGTTGGAGATATACAACGACCTATGATTAAAATCAAGAATCTCACAGTTCGTAACTTCATGAGTGTGGGCGCACAGACCCAGGCCATAGACTTTGACAAGGGTCAGTTAACTTTGGTCTTAGGTGAGAACCTGGATCTAGGCGGTGACGACTCAGGTGCTAGAAACGGCACCGGCAAGACCACCATCATCAATGGTCTCAGCTACGGCATATATGGCCAGGCCCTGACCAATATCAAACGTGATAATCTAGTCAACAAGATCAACGGCAAGGGCATGTTGGTCACTGTGACCTTTGATGTAGACGGTGTTGAATATCATATCGAACGTGGTCGCAAGCCCAACATACTGAAATTCAGTGTCAATGGCGAAGAACAGCAGCTCACAGATCTAGACGAATCGCAAGGCGACAGCAGAGAAACACAGA